CCGTCAAGTATTTGAACCGTAATGGCAGTAGCAGCTTGGGCCGCTAGTACAGCTTTTTCTGTCGGCGACATTCGCAGAGCGACGACAGAACAGGCTTCTGGCCTGTGGTTTCGTTGTACAACCGCTGGTACTTCCGCTAGCAGTGAGCCGAGCTGGCCGACTGATATCGGCAGCACGATTACAGACAACACTTGTGTCTGGACTGCAATCAGCAGCGTCTATGAGGACGTTTCTGCTCTGGCCCCTAGCGCAATCATTGAGCTGTTTGAGCTTCAACTAGACAGCACACTGCACGGCAGTTCTGATGTTTACCGCTTCCATGCGGGTAGCAATGCTGATGTAACAGGCAACATCGTGTGGAACGGCAATGCTTATACACGCATGCCTGTTGTTGCTGATGGGTTTGAAATGCGCTCTACTGGCGCACTGCCTCAGCCAACAATCACGATTGCAAACCTCGACGGCAACATGACGACCGTCTTGGCTCTTGTAAATCAGACAACAGCAGGTAACGACCTGACGGGTGCGACTGTCAAACGAATCCGCACCTTGAAGCGTTACATCGACGGTGAGAGCAGCGCCGACCCTAATGCCAAATTTCCAGATGAGATCTGGAGAATCTCGCGCAAAGCAACAGAGACACGGGACATTGTCACCTTTGAGCTTTCAAGTGCATTTGACCTCGTAGGCCAGAAAATCCCGAAACGTCAGATTGTTGCTAACACCTGTCAGTGGATTTATCGCAGTGCGGAGTGTGGGTATTCAGGCAGCAACTACTTTGATGTGAATGGCAACTCAGTCAGTGCGTTGGCAGATGATGTATGCGGCAAGCGCATTGCATCATGCAAGCTACGGTTTGGAGAGAACGGTGAGCTGCCGTTCGGTTCATTCCCAGGCGCAGGATTGATTCGATGAAGCTGACTGAGTCGCTGCGGCAACAGATCCTTGAACACGCGACTCATGACTCACCTATTGAATGTTGTGGCCTGATTGCTGTTGTGAAAGGCCGCAGGCGTTACTTCTGGTGTCAGAACATAGCTGATACACCTGATGAGCATTTTGTGCTTGATGGTTGGGACGAGGTGGAGGAAAAAGGCGAGATCGTTGCGATCGTGCATAGCCATCCAAAAACCAACCCAGCTCCTTCTGTCGCCGATCGTGTGGCTTGCGAGAAGTCGGGTCTGCCTTGGTTCATTGTCAACCCAAACACAAGAGAGTGGGGCTACTGCGAGCCAGAAGGCTTCGAGCTGCCTTATGTAGGACGTGAGTTTGTGCATGGGGTGGTTGATTGCTATGCACTGTGCCGTGACTGGTATCAAAGGGAGTGGGGTCTAGAACTTAAGGACTACCCACGCCGTGATAACTGGTGGCATCAGGGGCAAAACTTGTACCTAGAAAACTTTCAAAAAGAGGGCTTCCACAAGATCCCAATTGAGGAGCTGCAGCGTGGTGATGCCTTGTTAATGAATCTGCAGTCACCTGTGCCGAATCATGCGGCAATTTATCTGGGTGAGCAGCAGATTCTGCATCATGTACAAGGCAGGCTCAGCAGTCGTGATGTCTACTTCGCTGACGGCGGTTACTATGGCAAAAGTACGGCCTGCGCTTTGAGGCATGAAAGTCGTCAAAGTGTACGGGGAGCTGCGTAAACGACTTGGTCAATGTCGTTTCGAGTTTGATGTGGCGACTCCTGCGCAAGCAGTCAAAGCTTTGTGCGTTAATTTTCCTGGCCTAGATAAGTGGCTAGTTGACAGCGAGCAGGACGGTATTGGCTATCGGGTCAAGATTGGCAAAGAGCAAGTGACCTCAAAGAGCCTTGATTTACTTGCTATGCCTTGGAGCGAGCGAGAAGTGTTCAGCATTACGCCTGTAGTCGCTGGCGCTGGTGGTGGTGGTTTCGGCTCGATCTTGGCGGGTGCATTGTTTATTGGCGCATCGTTTTTCTTCCCTGGTGCTGGCTTGTTTGGTGTGCAGGCGATTGGTGCGGCTGGTGCAGCAGGCCTTGCAGGTACAGGTATTGCAACCTCAATTGGTGTAGGTCTGAGTGCTATTGGTGCTGGCATGGTGATTGGCGGTATTGCTGACATTATTTCGCCAATGGCACCTCCTGGGCTCGAGGCCAGTAAAGAAGCCGCCAAGATGCAAAACATGAGCTTTAGTGGCGTTGTGAATACCGCTCGCCAAGGACTTCCTGTTCCCATAGCCTATGGGCGTGTCTTTGTTGGATCAGCAGTAATTAGCAGCGGCTTTGATGTTGATCACACGCCGAGCACTCCACTGCTTGAACCAATTGACATCTTCTTGAAAAACAAAGAGGCATAATGATCGATCCAATCAGAATTCAAGGCGCTGGTGGCGGCGGTGGCGGCAAGGGTGGCGGTCGTTCATCTCGTACGCCAATTGAAGCTGATGACACTCTGCAGTCAGAACAGTTTGCGAACGTTCTTGACTTGCTTTGCGAAGGAGAAATACAAGGACTAGATGATGGTGGTAGGAGTATTTTTCTTGATGACACCCCTGTTCAAAACACTGACGGCAGCTTCAACTTTCAAAATTTTGCAATTGTTGTAAGGAATGGTACGCAAGGTCAGTCATACATTCCAGCTCCAGCAGGCGCTGGCAACATTGAGTCAGAGCAAAATGTTGGCGTAAAGGTTGAGAACGGCACTCCAATTACACGTCAAATTACTGATACTGATGTTGATCGTGCAAGAGTCACGATTAACGTACCTGCACTTCAAAAGATTAATGACGAAGGAGATATCTTAGGCAACTCTGTATCGCTTCGTATTGACATCCAGTACAACGGCGGTGGGTATAACACTTATTTGTCAGACACAATCAGTGGCAAAAGCAGCAGCTTGTATCAAAGGGATTACATCATCAATTTTGATGGTGCTTTCCCTGTTGATATCCGTGTTATCAGAACAAGCGCAAATGAAACTAGCAGCAAGAAGTCAAGCGACATTTTTTGGAGTGCATATACCGAAATACAAGATGAGAAGCTGCGATATCCAAACAGCGCCTTAATGGGCATGCGCTTCAGCGCAAAACAGTTCAGCAGCGTGCCTACCCGCAAATATCTGATTCGCGGGATGAAGGTGAAAATCCCTAGCAATGCGACTGTAGATACAACAACACATCTTGGAAGGATCACCTATTCAGGGACTTGGGACGGGACTTTTCAGGCCGCTACTTGGACTAATGATCCTGCATGGTGCTTGTACGATCTGCTGATTGATCAGCGTCGTTATGGGGTTGGTGTAGATGAGAGCACGCTTGACAAGTTTGACTTTTTCTCTGTTTCTCAATACTGCAACGCTTTAGTAGACGACGGCAAAGGCGGGCAAGAGCCACGCTTCAGCCTCAACATTCTAATTAACAGCAGAGACGAGGTATATAACGTCATTCAACAGCTAACAAGCGTCTTCCGTGGCATTGCCTACTACGGAGCAGGATCGCTTGTTCTTAGGCAAGACAAGCCTACTGATGCGCAGTATTTGCTCGGCCCTGCCAATGTTGTTGATGGCTTGTTTACCTACACGGGCACAGCGGAGAAGACTAGGCATACCTGTGCGACTGTTGGCTGGCAGAGTTATGAAAATCTTGGTGAGGTTGAATACGAATATGTCGAAGACGCTGAGGCAGTAGCTAAGTACGGCATCATCAACAAAGACATCCGTGCTCTGGGTTGTTACTCACAGGGTCAAGCGCACAGGCTCGGCAAGTGGACGCTATTGAGCGAGAAAAACATTACTGAAAGTTGCTCGTTTGCTGTTGCAATTGATAGTGGCATCGTCATCACGCCAGGCATGGTGGTTGACATTGCTGATCCTCTGCGTGCTGGTACAAGGCGCAGTGGACGAGTGAGTTCTGCAACGACAACTGTCATCACAGTCGACAGTGACACCAACCTGTCAGTCAATTTGTCTAATACACCGACTATCTCGGTGATGATGCCAACTGGTTTGGTTGAAACGAAGAATATCGACAGTATTTTAGGGACTGCAATCACTGTCTCAGATGCTTTTAGTGAGGCACCTAATGCTGCTGCTGTTTGGTTGATCCAGACGACCGATATTCAGTCACAGCAGTTCCGTGTTGTTTCTGTTGCTGACAACAATGACGGCACTGTCGGTGTTACTGCTCTTGCTTACAACGAGTCGATCTACAACGCCGTTGAGCAGGATGTCGAGCTTACTGCCCGAAACATCACAAACCTGTCAGGCACTCCTGCAGCTCCAGAAAATTTGAGCGGTACTGAGTTTCTTTATCAAGAGGGTCAAACAGTACACACTGGCTTCGACCTGAGCTGGAGCCATGGACGTATTAACGTCAACGAATTTGAGGTCAAGTACAGGATTGATAATGACAACTTTGAACAAATAACTACTGCCGCACCGTCTGTCACTTTGCGTACCTTGCGTGCAGGCACTTTGACGGTGCAAATTATCGCTAAAAACTACCTTGGCAAGCAGAGCGGTACGGCATCAGGAACATTCACATTGCTTGGCAAAACAGAAGTGCCTGCTGATGTGCAGAACCTTTCGATTGAGCCAATCAGCGCCAACAGTGCTCGCTTGCGCTGGGATCAGACCGTCGACCTTGACGTGAAGGTGAATGGTCTTGTCCACATCAAGCACAGCAGCCTGACTGATGGAACGGCAACGTGGCCCAACTCTGTTGATTTAATTCCTGCTGTTGCTGGTAACTCGACTGAAGCCATTGTTCCGTTGGTCGCTGGTGAGATATTTGCCAAGTTTGAGGACGACTTAGGCAACAAGAGTACGAACGCTACCAGCGTCATCATGCAGTTCCCAGACACTCTGGGGCGGCTTGCGGTCCAAACCCGCAGAGAGGATCTCGACAGCCCACCTTTCCAAGGAACTAAGACCGATTGCTTCTATGACGAGGGATTGGATGCGCTGATCATTGATGGCAGTGAACAGCTAGATGCTCAGGCTGATTTTGATCTGATCAGTTCGTTTGACACGCTTGGCGATATCTTGAGTTCTGCCGAGTACCAGTTTGTTAATGGGCTAGACCTTGAGCGGATCTTTTCGCTTGACCTTGAGCGTCGCTTCGTTACACGGGCGTTTTTCCCCAACGACCTTATTGACTCCCGCACAGCCAACGTTGACACCTGGAACGATTTTGATGGAACGGAAGCCGATGCAGTGAACGCCAAGCTGTATTTCAGGAGCACTAACGACGACCCATCAGGCTCCCCGACTTACGGAGCTTGGCAGGAATTTATTTCTGGAACGTTTGAGGCTAGGGCGTTTCAGTTCAAAGCGGAGTTAAACAGTTCTGATGTTGCGCAGAACATCTTGATCGATGAGTTGGGTTACGAGGCAACGTTCCAGCGCAGGCAAGAGAACAGCAACGGCACCATTGCTTCAGGCACCAGCACCAAGAGTGTGACCTTTGACAAGGCGTTTTTCGTTGGCACAGCATCGCTTGGTGGATCAAACGCTTATCTGCCAAGTGTTGCGGTAACGGTTCAGAACCTTGGCGACGGCGAGCGGCTAAACGTAAGCAATGTCACTGCCACTGGCTTTGACGTGGACATCTTGAACAGCAGTAATGCCAACGTGAATCGCAACTTCACATATGCAGCTGTGGGCTATGGCAAGGCGGTTTAACATAGAAGCAATGTTGTCGAAAACGGGCTGAGGCATGGCTACTCACGAT